GCGGAACGGCCGCCACTTTGTCTGTTCTTATTGTTTCGGGAACCATAGAGTATACTCCTTATCAGATAATCCCGGTAAGCGGCATGATTATCGGCAACGCCATGGTGGCGCTGGGACTCTGTTACCGGCAGATGACTTCCAATTTCCAGAGACGCCGTGATGAAGTGGAAACGAAGCTTGCCCTGGGCGCCGACATAGGGCTTTCTTCCAGGGAAATCATACGGGATTCCATCAAGACCGGCATGGTTCCCACAATCGATTCCGCCAAAACATTGGGAATTGTATCTCTGCCCGGTATGATGACAGGCCTGATTCTGGCCGGTGTTTCTCCAATAGAAGCGGTCAAGTATCAGATCATCGTCACGTTTATGCTGTTGTCCGCCACGTCTCTTTCTTCCGTAAGCGCCTGTTATCTGTCTTATAAAAGTTTCTTTAATGCCCGAAAGCAGCTGGTCCGGTATTGACCGGTTATTTTGGAAACTGCCTGTATATGGCCCGGATATATGAATCTTTTGCTGCCGGCAGAAGGTCATCCCCCGTCAAATTCTGTCTGTTCAAAAGGCTTGTTTCATACCCGGTCATTCTGTACCGGAAGTAAAAAAAGACTGGTACCGCAGATGAGTGTATCTGCGGCGCCGGTCTTTTTTCGAAATGTGTCAGTTTTAGATGCCCAGTGCTTCTTCTGCAGTGGCAGGCATATCCGGCACAGGTGTTTTAAACCATTTTTCATGGATTTTATTCAGTGTCCCATTTTCTTTCAGTTTCGCGATGGCCGCATTCACTTCCTGCTGGAGTGCTTTGTTGTCCTTATTGAATCCGAAGGCAAAGTACTGCACTTTGGAATCCGGCACGTCAATGACTTTGAATTTCCCCTGTCCTTTGGTGGCAATGAAGTAATCCGCCGCCGGTTTGTCTAAAATGCCCGCTGCGGCTCCTCCTGTGGTCAGTTCCATAATGACATCCGAGGAATGGTCAAAGTTTTTGATATTCATGCCTTTGTCTTTGGCATAGGCGGCAGCTGTGGTGCCTACCTGCACGGCGATTTCCTGTTCGTTTGTCATATCATTCACGGACTGGACCGGGCTGTCTATTTTGGTCACAACCGACAGTTTGGTCTGATAGAAGGGAGCTGCAAAAAGAATTTTTTCCGCCCGTTCTTTGGTCGCTGTCATTCCGGATGCCGTCATATCCACATCATGGGACTGAAGTGCAGGAATGAGCCCGTCAAAGGCAATATTTTTAAATTCCACATCCCGTCCCATTTCTTTGGCCACTGCCCTGACCACGTCAATTTCATATCCTGTGTAGTCTTTGCCGTCTTCGGATTTAAATTCAAAGGGCACGTAGGTGGCATTGGTGGCCACTTTCAGTACCGGTTTCCCGGATGCTGCCGATGACGCTGCCGGCTTTTCTCCCCCGCATCCTGTCATAATTCCTGCTGCCATAACGGCGGCAGCCGCAAGAAATAATCCTTTTTTCCATGATTTCATTGGACATTCACCTCATATGTTTTTATACAATTTTATAAATAATTATACACATCCGTACTCTTTTTGTCTACCCTCTGTGTATGGAAAAGGATAAAGAGCCGGATTTCCCATTTCTCTGCCGGGATATGGTGAATACATCCTTTATATCCGGTTATAATCAAAACATACTGCATGGGATGCGGCAGGACATTTTATGATTGTAAAGTCCCCTTTTCTGTTATATTCTGATGCATAAATATAGACCGTATTTTTGTTTCAGATCCGGTAATTCTCTTTATTTCCATGTATTTCCGGGAAATTGTACAGCGCCCTGTCTTCCATGTTATTCTTTTTCCTTTATTTCAGTTTCTTCTTTCTCGTTTCAGTTCCAGAAATTTTTCTGCTTTTCAAACAGAATACAACTGATGTTTCTATGGGAGAAAAGGCTGTCTGTTGTTGTATAATATGTATAGAAAGTCTTTGTTTTTTTCATAGCAGTGGTTGTACAGAGGAGGGGATCATTTTATGGAAAATCATTTTTATAAAGCCAGTGACGGAGCGTATATTTATTATGATTCAGAGGGTGAGGGACGTCCTGTCATTCTGATTCACGGCTGGGGATGTTCAGGCCGCTTTTACAAAAAGAATGTTGACGGCCTGAAGAGCCGGTTCAGGGTCATCACAATAGATATGAGAGGCCACGGCCGTTCTTCCAAGGGACTGGACGGGTATACGGTTGACCGCATGGCTCAGGATATCCATGAAGTCATTGAGTTCCTGGGCCTGAAGCATGTGCTGCTCATGGGATGGTCCATGGGCGGCCCAACCATGCTTTCGTACTGGAAGCAGTTCGGAAAAAAGAAGGGTCATCTGTCCGGTCTGGGACTGATTGATATGACCCCCTTCCCTTTCAGCCCGGGTGAATGGAATTCTCATGGTCTGAAGAATTACAATGCAGAGGGTTTCAATCAGTTCGCAGAGACAATCCTCTCTGACCATAAGGGATTCATCCGGTCTTTTGCCAGTAAAATTTTTCAGGACGGAAAGATTCCTGCCGGCATGGACTGGATGGAGGAGGAAATGATGAAGCTGCCTCCGTATATCGGCATTGCGCTGTACGGAGATTATTGTTATTCTGATTACACCGATGTGCTTCCGACGATCACGGTCCCGACTCTGGTGGTATCTTCTGACAGCGGTATTTTCCCTCACAGTATCAAGCAGGGTGAATGGGTTGCCGCCCAGATTCCCCAGGGTGAATTTATTCCTTTTGAAAAAGGCGGCCATCTCCTCTTTTATCTGGAAAGTGAAAAATTCAATAAAGCCGTAGCCGACTTTGCCGATGCTTTATAATATCAGATTTGTCCATTAAAAATCTGTCCGTATTTACGGATTATGTTCTCCTCCAGTTGTATCCGCAGTTGGAGGAGATTTTTTCAAATTTCCTCCCGTGTGATGCGGCCTCCGCTTGATGGCTCTTCTCTCCTGTTTGTATAGGGGCCCCTGGAATGGAATACCGCTGTGCTTGCTGATTTTTACTGCTTTATATGTATTTCTTTTTATTTGTCTCCTTATTCTATCCGGAGATGAATATCTGTATTTTATGAAGGGGAGGCCGATGCTTATGCTCACCACTGACCGGGGACAGAAAATTTCAGTCGTAAAAGACGGTATCCAAATTGAAGGCGGCGAGGGACTGCAGGTCATTGATTTCGATGACATAAAAAGTATCCGCATCACTGAGTCCAATGTGCTGCAGATCCGCTCTGATGATGTGGTCATGCAGTATCCGCTGTGGGGCACGGAGGGAAATCAGGATTTTTACAATGAGTACGGAATTGCCAAGTTGAATTTTTCAAAAGCCAGAAGAGCTGATCAGATCAGCGCCGGAAAGCCGCCGGTCAATAAGGCTTTGTATATCGTACTGGCCATATTGCTGGGCAGTTTCGGTATCCATAAGTTTTATGCGGGGAAAGTGGGAACGGGTATTGTGTTTTTTATTTTCAGCTGGACTTTTATTCCTGCCATTCTGGGAATTATAGACGGAGTCCGTACGCTGGACCGTGTCCCGGATAAGGACGGCAATATTTATGTGTAAACGTCCTGCACCTGTCAGACTGCATTTTTCAATGAAATATTGCCCGCGCTTTCCAAAAGGATCCTGCCTATCAGGGTCCTTTTTTGTTCCATCCGTTTCTGCGGATTATGGAAGTCTGTATGTCCGGTATCTGATTCCAATTTATGGAAATGTCAGTTTCTGCCGGCTGCCTCCTGAAGTAAAATACCGGCAGACCGTCATGGATCATTAATAGAAGGAAAAGCTGAATTGGCTGATATAAAAAGGAGCGTATGTCTTCCCCATTTGCCGCAGATTATAGAGTCTCATGTCCTATGAATTTCCTTTGTTCGAAAAGCCTGCTTCTACAGTTGTATTAAAATCATTGAATTTTATAATTCATTATCGTAATATAGAATAATAAGCTAATAGAGCAGAGGTGAGAAAATGGAAAATTATATCATCGTGCAGCTTGAACTGCTGACCAGATTAGCCGTGGCCGGGCTCTGCGGCTGTGCGGTCGGTTTTGAAAGAAAGAACAGGCTCAAAGAAGCCGGGATCAGAACTCATATGATTGTTTCGATCGGCGCTGCTTTGATTATGATTGTATCAAAGTATGGCTTTTCCGATGTTCTTGGGTTAAGCGGTTATGTGCTTGATCCATCCCGTATTGCCGCACAGATTGTCAGCGGAATTGGTTTTTTAGGGGCCGGAATGATTTTTGTAAGAAAGAATTCTGTTAATGGTTTAACCACAGCCGCAGGAATATGGACAACCGCCGCTGTAGGCATGGCCATCGGCGCCAGTCTTTATGCCGTGGGAATTGGCACGACTGTTTTTGTGCTTCTCGTTCAGGTGATTCTTCATAATAAAAATTTTATATGGCCTTATCTTCCCATATCGGAGCAAATTAATATGCGTCTGGATGAAAGCAGCCATTCCATTTCCTTCATTCAGGAAAAGCTGGCTGCCAGTCATATTCAGCTGATCAATTTAAAGATTGACAGAATCGATGACAGGCTGCTGGAAGTCGAATTGTATGTAAAGTTGCCTCCCCACTGCCGGATAGAACAGTTAATGAATTTATTCAAGGATAATCCGCATATTCAGTATATTGAATATTGATTGGCGATAAGAATACTCATCAAAGACTGATGTATAAAAAAGTTACTAAAAGCCAACCGTACTATTTAAACATCACGGCGTGGAATTTTCATTCATATCACTGTTGAAATTTAAAAAAGATGAAAATCCGTATCATGCATATAAAACTGCAGGCAGCAGTTCTAAAGCTCAAAACGGGCTGTGCAGAAATGCAAAATCATTTTTCCGCAGTCCGCGTTCTCCGTTTCATCACTTCATGAATATGAAGGCCTGTATTCTGCCGGTGCCCCAGTGAAATGCAGCCTCACTGCGAATCATGTTTGGCATTGGCTCTGAAACTATACGCATTTATTTTCTTTATGATACTGATCTTTTTTCCCCATGCAGCCATTTATCCGGGGTTGCGAATGGGAGTTTTGACATCCTTTCCGCATAATTGAACCTGCCTATTCAAATCAAAAAGGAGATCCTGTCTGCAGCTACAGGTCTCCTTTTTATCTGTATATGGATGGAGATTTAACCGATATCTCCTAAAACGTCAAATTCAAATCATGATATCCTCCTATATGAATAGGATAGCATATATAATAATTATTATCAATAAGATATTTATGATGGTCATTATTTTGTGCAGAATGACCCTATATCCGTTGAATCTGCGCAGATATCAAAAAAAGCCGCTTTTGTATAACGCCTGATTCATAATAAAAAAAACAGGGGAAACGATAAAAAGTGCAAAGTTTTACCATAGGTTAACTTGCTTCTTTCCCGCTAACGCCCGGTTAAAGTTTTATCACCATCTCTCCTTTTCTGGATTGTCCGGAATTATCATGGTCCTTTTGTTCTTGCACAAACAGGCCTTTTAAAGATCAGATTATTTGCACCTGAAAAAAACGCTTTATTCTGATGCCTTTCTTTTTAAAGGCATGATATCCTATAAATTTCCTATGCAAAAAAGGATCCTGGCTATCAGGATCCTTCTCTATTCCATCACTTTACAAGCATGGATGTATGTATTCTGTTGGTGTCCCAGGGGAACATTGGCAAAAAGCCACATACGGAGGGCATTATCAATATTCGCTTTGACCGTGCCGAGTTAAAGAAAGTATGCTAAATTTTATAACTAAAAAAGGAGAGCCTGGCTATCCTGCCAGTCTCTCCTTTGCTACCTGCACATGCACTTGTCTCGTTTAATTTCGATAAAATCATATACTATTTATTCGATTTTTTCTTATGGCTTGAAATTATATTTATGAACCGTAAATACTGCTCATACTTGCGTAGCATCGTATTCTTCACATACTGATCCATATACTCGTAATCAGGCTTTCCCGCATCGGTCGCAGGTAGCATAATACGTTCCCTTTTGATGCTGTCTTTGTTGCCCATGTGCCCATAGGTATACTTCGAGCAGGTTTGCTGCACTGTTCTTGCGATGAATTGTCCCAAATAAAGATTAAGCCAATCACTACGCAGCATCAAAATTGACGACCCAGCGCCACCACGCCCAAGAAAATCCATCGGTTGATAGAAAGCTCTACCGTCTACAGGGCTTACGGTAATGCAATTGCCAGCGTCCAATGATTCATCTGGCTTTACATCACAGCACTTCATCACGCCATTATTCAAAGCGCCAGAAGCCACGAATGGTGTATCGCCGAAATCGTAATCATCCTTGTTTCTCGCCTTTGGGCGGCTCACTGTGAATAAATCACCAATGAAAAATTCATCCCATTCCTTCTCGACAAGAGCCGGTATGTCCTTGTATTCCAGCCGGGAGAGTTGCGCAGCGATAAAGTTCTTATAACGCATGAGCATACCCCGCCTCACTTTAGTGGAGTAAATCGTCATGTAGGCATAGTCAGGCTCGCCCTTGTCATCGACAGGAAGCATCACCTGCATCTTCTTGATTCTTGCGTCATTTATCTCACGGTTGAAGTTGAAATTCGACCCCTGACGATCGATTGTCGTCGCAAGGAAGAGATACACGAACTTTGACGTTCTCTCACGTTTCAAGCTCGTCACATGGTCGCTCGCAACGAACTCAAACGGTTCATAGAACGCTGTTCCCACACTCCCGCTATTCGCGAGGCTAATGCAGTCGCTGAACGAACGCGTGCCTGATATTGCTTCAATGTAATCATCAACGCCATTGTTCTTTGCAGTCGATGAGACATAAGGAATGATGCCCGGCACATGGTCGGCGTTCTTCAGGCGCTTCCCGCGCCGTATAATCGGGAAAACGTCAGGAATGAGAAAATGCCCCCATTCCTTCTCACTCAGTCTTTCCATCGTCAGTGCCTCCCTCGAACAGATACTCGCGGTTCTGCATGACCATAGAGAACTCGAACGTCAGGTAGTCGCCGATGGACTTCTCGAAGTCTGCATCGGTCGGAATCTCGTCATTGAAGTAGTAGAAGCTGTGCAGCCACTCGTCGTCCGGCTCGACCGTTGACTCGACGCAGAACTTCGATGGTGCCTCGACGCGTCCAAACCAGACATCCAGCATGTGCTGACGCTTGTCCTTGGCAGAGTCTCCCTCGACCAGACCGACATGCGCCCTGACCTCGTAACCATCGTCTCGGAAGTCGATGAACTTGCATACGTGTTCATTGTCGTGCGGCTCGTGCGCCGTGAACACGGCGATTACCGGGTTCGTGCCGACTCCGTAGAATGTGTCCGTGTTGCAGGTAATGACGCCCTCAAGCGTATGATGCTTCATGATTGCGTACTTGAACGCCTGCTCAGCCTTGGACTTGCCCGTCATGGATGACTGAGGGACGATGACAGCGGCACGGGCTCCGACCGTCAATGAATCCAGCATGTGCTCGATGAATGACAGCTCGTACTGGCTCGGGTCAGCCTTGGTGCCCTGTGAATACGGAGGATTCATCAAGCCGACCGTGGCACCCTTCAGCTGCACCTGTGCCGGGTTCTTGGCCAGAAAGTCACTGCACTCAATGTTGCTGTTACCGTCGCGGCGCAAAATCATATTCGCGGCGGCAACCGCGAACATGTTGCTCTGAAGCTCGAAACCGTGAAGCTGCTCCTTCTTAATGTTCTTGCGCTGCAGCTCGCTGTCCGCCATGGAAAGCATCTTGTGCATGGCAGAAATCAGGAATCCCGCCGTTCCGCACGTCGGGTCGAGCACCACGTCGTCGGAATGAATGTCCACTAGCTCACACATGAGCTCGGTGATGTGGCGCGGTGTCAGGATAATTCCGAGAGTCTGACCGTCGCCACCGGAATAGCTCATGAATTCGCCATAGAAGCGTCCAATAAAGTCCTCGGAGGTCTTCTGGTACTTGATGTTCTTGAAGACATGCTCGTACAGGAACTCCGTGTAATACTTCAGCGGCGTCTTGCCCAGCGCGCCGTTGACCTCGTTCAGGCGGAAGCTGGTCTGCAAGATTGCAAACTCAGCAAGAAGCTTGTCCTTCTTTGCATCCGGCCCAACATTGGAACGCGTGAGGCGCGTCTTAATGGCGTTCATCAGCTTGTCGCCGTCACGATTTCCCGCAATCTGGTCACCAGTCAGCAAATCAATGTTGAACCCACCATACTCGATTTCATCGAGAGCTAGAAGAATACCCGCAACAACTAGAGGCTTATCTTGATCTTTCAACGTTCCGTATGTACGCAGGTACTCGTGAAGCTCCGCTGCGTCTTTCAGGATCTGCTCCGTTGTCTTCTCAACGTCAGTAGCCTCCTCTAAAACGTAACGTGTGTAATACTCACGAATATTGCCAGGCGAGAACCAGAAGAACGATTCCACATTAGGCAATTGTTCATATCCTTCACGATCATCAACCCATAATGGTGTAATTATATGATGTTTTTCATCACCTGAAACGCCAACTGCAAACACCTTCTTAAAAGAGCTATTTTGTGCGATATGCTTGCCATAAAAATAAGCCCCGTTCACCGCGTAGTCTGTAACGGACTTCGTGTCCGTCGCGATGATTCCCTTCTCTGTCAGGTTCGCCTGCTTGTCCAATGCGGCCTTGTCCTCGATGACGAGGACAAAATCACCGATGACGGCTACGTATTCTGGGTATCCTACCTTCCCCGTCCCACGCTTGGATGCCGTCTTCAGAGCTTCATCAAGCTCCTTTACATCGCTTCCCTGAGCATCAAATTTAATGCCGCATTCATCGAGTTGCTTTGCAACCCAAAGATCGGTTCGCACTTCTTTCTTTGCCATCAATCCTCCACCTTCTTATACTAAACCCGGCTGTGCAGGACAGGATCATTGATCCGCTAAATTAATTCACACTCTATTCAGTACAAAATATTCATATTGACCATAGTTTATCACATAAGCACACAATAAAAAAAGAGGGGCTATTAACCCCTCGTAGATTCGGATCACCTCCTGCTCACCACTCCTTCAGCGTGTACATCACCGACACTCCCTTCCTATTTTCTCCGCCGTAATGCCCGATGACCTCTACCTTTCCGGCCTGGTATCCCACGTTGGCATAAGTTTTATGATCTATATAGGATACGCCGGCCTTGATTTTGTGGTTATTGCGGAGGTTAATTTTGTAGACATCTACTTTCTGTTCTGTCTGGTTTGCCACAACGGCGGTTCGGTCTGTTTTTTCCGTAGCTGCTTTAGGTATTGCAGAATCATTGTTCTTGATCTGGTCCGTTACTTTTTCTGCTGCGGAGGCCACCGTCGATGCCTCTACTGTATAGATCGCTTCCGGTTCCTTCACTGTCTCCACTTTCTCTACAATTTCTTTCGCTTCAGTTCCAGACACATCTAGTGCCTTTTTCACGCTGGACTGATCTGTCACCTGCTTCTCTGTTAATTGCTTAACTGTATTATTGCTTCCACCAGCATGATATTTCGTATACAGCAGATATCCGGAGATCAGGATATACAGGAGGACTATCACATAACCTGCCTTTTTCGCTATGGCAATGTATTTCTGATATTTTTGCATGTCATCATGCCCTTTCAGTGCTCATAATTGATAATGAATGGGATTTATTGCGAAATCGAATAAAAAGGCTGTTTTTAAGCGATTTCTCCGTTATCGTAATAAAATCATCACATGATATATGAAATCAATGTCAAATTCGGCTAAACCATTCGCTCATATCAACCTGAGTTCCATTGAAATCAAAAGATTCCGTATATTGATGTCCTGCGCAGATTTTGCCGGGGTTATCCTGCTGCCATGTAAAGGTACCTCTGTACTGCGCCACCCAGTAGGGTACATAGTCCGCCAACTGGGAAATATCAATCCATCCAACGCGCGATCCGCTGTATCCAGACAACAACCTCCCGGACGAAGCATAGATTCCTCCGTTGGTAAATCCCATATTGGCGCACTGATTAATGAAAGCCGATGCGCAAGCCGTAATATCATCCTTATCCATGGTCAGCACTTCCGGCGCCTCTATGTCAATAAAAACTCCCAGGGGAAGAGAAGTAATCCCCTGGGACTGAAGAGCCCCAATTAATACCTGTGCCTCCTGCCTTGCCCTGTCTGTTGTCTGCGCATGAGTATAGCAATAAGCACCCAGCGGCACATTATACTGCTGTGCCATCTGAATGAAAACCGGGTACATCTGCTGAAGGCTGCAGCCTTCAGATACCTTGACAATACAGCCGGACAGGTCGATAGGAGATTTTCCGAAATCAATAAGGGGATTATTGTTGCTGTCCCCTTGGAAATCCGATAAATCAATTACATTCGACATAATAGATCTGCACTTCCTTTTTCCGAAACTTTGGCTTTAAAAAATGAACAACCGATATACAATGGCAGCCAATACAGCCCACTTGGCTCCCTCATTGATTTTGGATCCATGTTTACTCCAAAAATTATCCACATCGGATCCTGCATTATTGACTGCCTCCTGTACTGTATCCACTGCCTGATCGGTCCGGGATTTAATCTCAGTCTGTATCAGATTAAGATCCGCTTCCAGAGCAGACCGTGCAGAAGCCAAGAGCCCCTCAGCCGCTTCCGGAAGTGCTGCCAGGGCATTGGACAATGTCTCTTGTGCCGCTGCCAGTTCTTCATCCGTTTTATCTTCCAGAGCTTTCGCCTTGTCCAGTTCTGTCTGATTTTCTTCTGTGGAAACATTCTCAGCTACTGCATTTACAAATTCTGTATTCTGTTCCGTTGTTTTTTCATCAGTGTTTTCCATTTTCTTCCTCCTTGTTTTCTATAGAATCCGGGATTCCATCATTGTTCCGGTCTACTAACATTTGCGCGACAAACCCTATGGCCGCTACCCAGGGCGACGATGCAATCTCATGGATAAAATTCCTCAATTCCGCCATGTCTGGTTTCCCGGTCGACCAAGCTTCATATATCCACGCAATCAAATACAGACTCACCGTGAAGATCAGTGTCAACGCATACCAGAGTATGTATTTCATGGCCCCCTGTGCAATAGAAAAGGAGCTCAGCTTCCGCTGCGCCCCTGCTATAAGCTCTCGTATTTTTTCTGTCATTTTATTTTTGGTACCCTCACCAGTGCTTTAGCTGAATGTATACTTGGGCAAACCCGATAAGCAGCCCAATTACTGTGCTAACCGCCCCCGCTATTTTGATGACTGTCACTTTGATCTCATCAATCCGATGATGAGCAGATTTTGTAGACTGCAGAGCTTCTGTGGCTCTGATATCCACCACGTCCAGCTTATCCTGTTGTTTATGCTGTGTTTCCAGAATAATATCAAGTTTGGTTTCAATGCGGGCCGTGCGGTCAATCATATCCCGCTCAAAATCATTGTCCATGACTCACCCCATTTCATAAATTATCAATCCATCCATCACAGGATGCCCATGAACCACCATCATTTGAGGCATAATAGATACTGTGGGAATTTAGATGAATAAATGCATGTAAACGATTGTATTGAAAAGCCTGTAGTTCAGCAGTAAATACAGATGCTTCAGATGCTAACTTACATGAATGTCCTCCACTATTTGAAGAATTATATAAAATACATTCCACAATATATGAAGTTTCTGGAATATAAGTCGAAATATCATAGCCAACAAAAGTAGATTCTCCCCCAGTTGAACCGGATGCGAACTGATACATGTTCCCTATATATTTCGAATATGTTCCATGCTGAATTGATGCTTGGAAGGCATTAGAACTTCCATATCTTAATGCGCCGACTCTTACAAATTGTGCGTATCCAGAAGGAAGCGTCGGCATTGTAGATGACGCAGATGCCAAGCAGCATAATCCTGATGTACCATAGCAGAGAAATACATAATACCAGCCCGATGTCACACTTCCCGTATCTAACCCATTTACTCCAGAAGTTGAAATATCTAATGTAACTGCAATTGATCCGCTGCCAGTAAATGGGTTATTTAATGCGGTAATGGAAGCTGTTTTATTTCCTGCAGAGGCATCCATAATAAATTGATTGAATGAATGAAAGTTTATGATTGCTCGTCCTGATGCTATGTAAGCAAGGTTCTCCCATGAAGCAACACCATCTCCGATCTTCACCTTAGCAGTATCCGTTTCAAATCCTATTTCCCCTTTTGCCAGCGTAGGATTAACAGATGTCCATTGTGAAGCAGTTCCTGTTTTATGCTGTATTAGCACTCCACTCAGTTTTCTGCTCATGATCCAGACACCGTCCCACAGTCAATAATAATAGAATCGGTATCCAACACTACATGGCTGCCATCGGAAAGTCCTGTAACACTTTTTGCCGCAAAATTTGTATTGAAATTTGTAGTTGCCCTGGCAGTTGTAAAATACAGATTGACTCCTTCGGCAATATCTCCGGTAGTCAAAGTCACGGTGCCTGTCTTTCCATTCACGCTCGTGACCAGATCCGTCGGTGCCGATAATTGTTTCCAATTTGCCAATGTTGATGCAGGAGAAGCTGTTAGTATCCAACTACCTGTACCGTCAGTCCTGATTGCAATATCTCCTTCCTGAGCATCTAATGCTAGCATAGCCGCCTGATCCGCTACCACATGAGTTTCTGATATGGCCAGTGCAGGAAGCACATTGGTATCCAATTTTCCATTGGAATCCAGCAAAGGCACATTTCCGGCGGCTGTACCAACAGATTTGGATGCAGCAGATCCGGCATCAGATATTTTGGATAATGTGAGTGTCGGAATATCAGAAGCTGTTAATGATGTCCCCGCAGTCACAATACCTTTTGCAGTCACCGTAACTTTAGAATATGTTCCCGCAGTAACTCCCGATGAAACCAATGCCAGGGCAAAAGTGACATCCTGAGATCCATTAAATGTGTTGTTACCGGATACATCGCCAGAAAAAGTCAACTTTCTTGCATTGGATAGTGCATCCGCTGTAGGAACATCAGACACACTCATAGTCCCGTCAGATCCTACAACTATTTTCCCAGATCCTGCAGACTGGGATTTAACACCGCCCACTACAGAGGATGTTGCTGTCGGAAGTGCATATATTGTCACATCCGTCCCATCAATCGTCAGATGTCCATTGGTAGAACTGACTTTTACAATGGTTCCCGCATAGGACAGATCATTCCATTCTGATACACCGTCTCCAAATTTAAAATGCGCTGTATCAATTTCGAGACCTGGTTCCCCTTTGGCCAAAACGGGATTCTGTGATATCCAATTCGCTTTTGTTCCATTCTTGATTTGCAGTGTCGCTTGAAGTGTTTTACTCATAATGCTCCTCCCAAAATATTTTCAATTTCCTTGTAATCACGGCCTATACAGAAATATTTGCTTCCCGTCTCATCCCACCGGTATGCTGCGTTTTCATCAGATGTAATATACAAAGTAGAAGAAACTCCCCGATTCGGAAATTCATAGATCGATCCATACTGCATAATTTCCGTCACATCCTTAATCTGTGTAGACAATTTCCCTGATAATGCGTTCCCCCCACTGATCTTTCCCGTCAGATTAGCACTCATTGAAATGTCACCTCCTGCATCAGCCTGAATAAAGACGGAGAAATAATGGTAGAAGTATATCCATCCGGCAACACCATCTGCACATCATAAACATAGTCTCCATAATCCAGCGCACTGGTATCAGCTGGATTGATTGTAATATTTCCATCAATGACTGATTTCTGTAGCATAATGGCTGTCGTTTCCGTATCAGACTTCACAGTAAAAAGAAGTGATGTCCCATTTGGTATATCATATGGATTGCTCGATGGATCTAATATGTCCAAATGGAACACCGCACTGTCTCCCCGTGTCATATAAATATTATTCTGCGCTGTTTTGAACAAATGTGTTCCTCCTCCCTTGCTTATATTGACTCTATGACTGGGATCTCTGTTGAATAAGTCACTGCATTAACTGCATCTAGCGTAAGAGCTGATTGAATGGAATTATATGCCGATCGCCAAGACTCTCGGAGTGTTTTTAAAGAGTTATATTGTTCCTCATTAATGATCCCCTCTGCAAACTTGATCGCCTGATAGTCTGTTTGTGTGAGAAGCGACTGTATTTCAGACAGCTTAGATGATTTTATAGTCTCTAATTTTCCCAAATCCGTTTCTTGAATTTCTACAGCAGATTTTGTTGTTACATCATATTTATATTTCCCCGATAAATACTGGACATGCTCTGCTTCATCAGTTTCTACTGCAGTACTGTCGGGATAATTTTCCATTGCTAATTTTTTCAGTGCCTCTAAAGTTTCTCCGTGTATATTAACCACATAAGATGTAATCCTATCCCCGCTTGAATCAAATATATCAAGATATGTCATGCTGTTTCCTCCATTAATTTCCAACCACTGCATAGTCAGCACCAGAAGAAATAGAAACATTCCCACCATCTGACCAATAAAAGTTTAAATTCATTCCTGTTTTAGTAAGATTGGTTCTTGTAATAATAAGACGATCGCTCGAATTCAATGTTGCTATTGACCCAAATACAGCCGTTGGAAAAGCCAATGGAAAAACAACCGTAGTAGCATTCCCGGTTGAAGAGGGGGATATTATGCGTCCTCCTTGGATAAGCAATCCTCCATCTCCTCCAAATTTAGCCCACCAGCTGGCAGGCGCATTACTGAAGTCATAACTGGATAAAGCCCCTGTACTCAGTCCAATACTGGATAGAAGAGATTTTACCCAATTTGTATTAGCCGCCTTCAGACTGCTGTCAGATACACTTGGAGTGATCGGAGCAAACTGGGCCGATTTAAAGCTGCGCATTGTCCAGACAACGGATCCGTCTGCAACAGCAGCATTTTCTGTCTCACCGTATGATGGTGCCACCGCGGCCGTTGTTCCGGCGGTAGTACATTCCAGATAAGCCCATGAGGGGATACCCGGGTCTAGTCTTATCTGGCCTGCACTATAGGCAGTACTGCGCTTCACCAATGTCATGTTGGATATCAGCGCATAGGTCGCTGGAATTGATTTCAAGTCCTGCACCGGGCTTGTTTTCCATCCTGTTTCCCCCGTAATAGCTTTTATCTGATAAGCCAATTCAGAAAGCAATGTATTTAATACTGCTTTATCCAGCGTGGGCGATACGGTATCATTAATACTTCCCTGATAGATGTTCTTTATGACGGATAAAATCGCATTCTGAAAATTGGATGTCAATGTAGACAGATCTTTATCTGATGCATCATAGCCATTGTTTACAACAAAAGCCGCCAGAGAGGCGGCCATGACTGAAACCTGTCTATACAATTTATTATGAAGCGTCGGATCTGCAATCCCATTCTGAACTCCTCCAGACCTCTGTGTATTGGAAGAGTAATCCGTATCCCCCATAATATTGCTGTATGATTCATTAAATATTTTAAAATTTGAAGTTGCCATGTCTTCCCCCTTTTATAAGACAGTGGAATTAATCCACGGTGATCCATATCCAGCCAGCACATCATTGTCATATCCATAACTGAACACCGCTGTTGAAATCGTAGCAAAATTAATCCGCACTCCTTCTGGTTTTGGAATAATGTACCCGTGACTGATAAAGTCTTTTTCCAAATCAGAAAAATTCCCAATGATCAATACATTCATAGACATATCCTGATTATCAATCAACAGCAATTCTGTATCCGGGAACAGGTCAGCCCACATGGTGTACAGTGATGTAATCTCCCCATCCCATTGATTCTGCACAATTTTAGCCTTCAGCAACAAACGGTAAGAATCATCATCCAGCGTTTGGGAAGATCCATCAGAAGGTTCAAAATTGATAATCCGGGCACGTCCCAGAATGACCCCAAGAACATCTAATTGAACTCCTACAGCGGAATCAATATGAAATGCCCGGATAATGTTTTCCGCTGTGCTCTGCATATCATTTAATGCTTCTATACCGGCATCCACCCATCCCATAAAATGGGGCTGCAGCCGATATTCTGATGTGATGAGATTTTCATAATAACTTTTATCCATAATTCCCCTCACGACACATTGACTGTAATATAATCTGCATTGCCCTGAATCACCTCATTAAACGCCGTCACAATATCAGCTGTGCCGGCAGTTCCCCCATGTTTGGCCACTGTCAGAGAAGTCACAGCATAGGTGGGATTGGTCAAATCGGCATTGGCAGACTGAGCCGTGCTCCATAATATCCCAACCGCCAGGTCATCTCCTATTCCCAGAGAGTTCAGATAGCTATAGATCAGGTCCTTGACCACATCTGCTGTAGCTGTGGTATATCCGGAATATTTCTTAATGTTGACCGTCACATCCACTGACACGTATGAAGGTCTATAAAAGCGGATGTTGCTGTTAATTCCATATTTTCCGGCTATGCTGACCTCGGTCGTTCCATTCGTATAGCATCCAATTCCTTTTCTTAAATAAATCTGCTCGGCAATTTCTGCATCTGTTCCGCCTTCCACAACACACGTGATACTGTGTGCCGGAAGTCCATAAGGATTATCCGTTGATACATCTGATAAGTTAGTATCATTTTCGTAACACTTCTGTCTGGAGACATTCGGCACGGACAGAATTCCTGCAATAGTTCCATCCAAAAGTGTCTGAGAGGGAATTTCTGTACTCAACGCCTGGCGAGCGCGCAGTTCCGCATCTGTTTCCACTGCATTCCCTACTGAAGCAGAAGAATCATTAGTGACCGATGCCCACCCGTAAGAAGGCGTCACAATCGTATTAATATCTCCCGGCATGGCTATAATGGCCCCCAGTGTTTCGCAGGTAACCGTGACAATGACCGTCCCTGAATTTCCAATGGTCACTGTATCTGGAAGATCCCATTTATATCCGGAGTTATCCTGTACAATTCCTCCTGCAATCACAGTACCGGCCGTACCGGATAGCTTTACGCTGCAGGTACTGTATGATGCCGACTTTCTCACCAGTCCATTGATTTTTACCACAGCATCCAACCCGGATCCAATCGCCGTAGCCGGAGACCGGCTATTATAGGCATAGGCCAGGGATTCCAGTGCATCTGACTCCCGCAGCGCATTCGCGCTGATCCACTGATAATCGGCGGAATCATTTTCCAAATATATATCTGATCCGAATATTGTTTTTGCATCTTCTTCCATCTTCTCCAAAATATCATTATAAGTCGGTATATGGATACCCATACTGTCAATATAAGGCTTGAAATAACTCATCAACTCACCCCTTATGAACTGACTGTGACAGTCCCATAATCTGTCACAACCAGGCATTCGAATGTATATTTCCGTCCATTTGCATTATCAAAAGAACTGGAATAGTTTAATACAGACTGCACATGATCTGTTCCCTGTATCCGGTCTTTAATAATTAAATCAATAGCATTTCTATTTTTTTCACTGCCTGATGTCCCAATAATTTTCTGCCAAAGAGGGAGCCCGTCTGTCACATTTTCCCACCACTCTCCATAAAGCAGCTTCAACCTGGTCTGAATGGCCTGCGCCACGGCTTCTATATCAGAAAGAAAATCCTGGCTGCTGCGCCCGAATTGATAATCCCCGCTGCCTGACAGTCTTCGGTAAATCATCCGCTTACACCTCCTGTATTACTGCCCCCAGAGGTCACTCCTCCATGAGTATGCCCCACAAAGTTATGCCCATCTATCACGGTAGAAGATCCAATATTGACATTGGCTGCATCAATATTCACACTGGATGCTTTTATGTTGATAGAACCGCCTGAAATGGTTATACTGGCCCCACCGTCCACAGAACGAAGCTGAGCTCCTTCCGTACTATATCCAGGAACAATATTTGGCTGTGACCATAAACCCATAACAGCTATACCATCGGACAGATCATGACGGCGTATTTCCACCTGGTTTTGTACTCCTCCAGACTGCCACCAACCATCTATGCAGTTGTCGGAAAATATGACCAGGCATTCATCTCCCCGCTGTACCGGCATGGTCAGAACATATCCGCCGGCCCGGGGAAGCACAATAGGGACATCCAGCAGCAGCGGAATCTCTGTCCATGTCTGTATTCCATTCAGATCCACTTTTTCTCTGACTGCACACTTTACCGTTACTGTCTGTTCTTCAGAATTAAAAGACTGAACAATACCCGGCATGGCTACGCGGATTCCAATTCCCGTATTTCTCTGCAGCATTTCTTCTTTTTGTGTCTGGTTAAAAAAACTTTCCTGTAATTTCTGCATTTCTTCCCCCTTTCATACCGAATTCGGATTCTGTCCGGAATATTTCATGAGTGCTGGCACCACATCTTTTCCATACCGGCTGTATCCCGATATCTGAGTGTACCAGTCGTTTCCCCGGGTGTCCCCTATATGTTCCACTTCATAAGCCTGGTACATCTGATTCGGATCCATCTGCAGAGTCTGAGGCTGTGTCTGTCCCGGTGTATTGGTCTGGATCTGCATCCCATTAATTTCAGAATTTTTCAGCTGAATCATGCTCATGACGGTAATCTGCGGATTCATCAGGCATCGGAAAGATACTCCATACTGAATCTGCTGCGGCCACCCGATCAGCCCGGTCTGCGGAGTGAGAACCAATGCCTCATCCGTATAATTATCAGTGACCCTGGTAATATGAACTTCTCCATCCTGTATCCATGCATTGGCATTGTTGGACCGGGCCACATCCTGAAGATAATCACGGGGACGTCCAAAATAAACCTTCCCCCGGGGGAGTGTCTGTCCACTAATATCAGGGGATATTTTTGCAACTGTCGTAGGTGTCTCAGCTTTGGTTGTTACTGTTTCAATAACAGCCCGGGGATTTTGCCCCCGGACACATGAAAGAGCAATAAAATTATTGTTTGCAAATAAGTCTCCATCCATGGCCACCAAGGTCAGAGTATAGTCAGTATTGTTTTCCTTCCCCCGCACCGTCTGAATAATAGCTCCATCAAAAATCTTGCCATATTGTTTCGGACTGCCTTCCTGAATCTGTGTCACTTCAGATGATCCGGACGATACATTGAACTTTGATCCAGCTCCCGCTGCCTGGTTCGATGTCTGCGGATCATAAGGTACCGCATTGAGATATCCTTCATAGCCGGCATTGATGATCAGCCGGTCACTTTCATTGATAATCTGATTCTCCGTTTCCCGGTTCAAATTATAGATGGTGACAATGGCATAGTTATTAAAATCCATTCCCCGTCTGACATTGAATGTGCAGTGCAAATAAGACACATCAAGAGCTTTTTCCGTTTTCCCATCAGAGGACTTGGTTGACTCCGAAGACACCAGGATCTGATATTTTCTTAAATATAAATAATTGCTCATGACTCCAGCTCACCCCACAATAGCAGCCACGATGTTCCTAATGTATCTGCATCCGGATATTCATTATCCGGTTCCCCATATTTCACCAAATAGGCTTCTCCAATATTCAAATAGGCATAAGAGGCTAAAATGTTCGATGCCGGCTGTGTACCCGGTACCAGAGGAATTCCAGCAATCAATGTATCTCCCGTGGAAGCATCAGATAAATCCATAATCCAGTGTTTGTATTCCTGCAGATAGCGGAGAAACAGCTGAAGATGCTTATTCTCTCCTCTTATAGTAATTTTGAAATTCAGTGTCTGATTCGGTGATGCAGTTAAAGGAATAATGGACAAACTCATCTAATCACCTCACAATCCGGCCTGTGCCATGATAGAACCATTATCAGATACCGGTTCGGGCTGAACCTGCCCCCGGTTGGTACTGCCGGTAGACCAGTTTCGTGCGGATACTGTTGTTTCTTCCACATTGACCACAAATATTTCCTGTAAAGTAACCGTACACCGGAGTCCATAAAGTGTCTTATAGTCATCAGGTGCATCAATGGACTGAATCAGCATATTCTGATATGTATCCAGCCTCGTTACCACCTGCAGCGGAATACGGAGCTGCTGAAGTTGTTTCAATACACGGTAAGCAGATACTGATTTTGTATAGGCTTCTGTAAACTGTCCTTCCACCATCGTGGCCATAGCATCAGACATGCCTACAGTCATAGTCAAAACCGCCGGCTGCACAACCGCATGATCAGTGACTGCTGCTCCTGTCTGTACCGGATGCTGGGTAATGGACAATTCAGATTGATGATCCGAACTCAATACGGCATCAAAAAAATATCCCCCGATATTGGTTTTGACATATACCATTTCGGAAGATGATATCCCGGATAAACCCAACTTATTGCTAATTAATCCGGTCAGTGTTGTCCCTGTGGCCGATTCTATTGCTTCTGCCCATGGCGGACTTATATTTAATAATTCTGGTAAATCAGATGTTCCATCCCATTGCCTGGGACGGTATCCTGCCGAAAATACTCCGGTCCCGCCTTTCAATCGACTAACTTTGATTTTATTTGCCTGATATAAAGCACTTAATGTATTCAGTGTACCCACTGTATTCATGAGATCACACCTCCTGCCATACGGACTCCAATAAGATTTTTTCGATTGTAATTAGACAGAGACCCTGCAACGGCTTCGCCTATCTGCTGCGGAGTTGCATTAGTTCCAGCTACATTTACATTAATATTTCCAACCGTAAGCCCTCCTGGTGCAAAAGTATATTTCGATCCATAAGAAGGTGCCGTATAACCGCTTGTAGTAGAAGACGCTACACTGTCAGAATCAATATTGGGTCTTTTGAATACAAAACGGTGTTTATTATATTCATCGAGGGCTGTCTCTGCCTTTGATGTCCGATTACCCCAATTAGCATATTCATCCGCTGGGCGTTCGTATGTCTGTCCAAAAATGACTGCGGCTTCTGATGCCGTATCGGAATTATCCTGCAGTTTATGAAAGGCTGAATTTTCATTATTCATAAGTTCCCAATTCAGATAATCCAATTGTGTATCCAAATCATAAGGATCTCTGCCTGCGTTTGATGCAAAATTGAATAATCCTGTTTCCCGTTCTCCTGTCCATTGCCCAATTCCAATAGAATCGTTCCCATCCTGAGATCTTGCAGATGTATCTAGATTTGACTCCTGAATAAGATTTCCTGTGATTCCAGCAGCCTGTTCAGGTGTATATCCCATTGCCACCAATCGTTTCATGACATACTGTGCTCTTTCAGAACGAGCATCATCCGTGGAGTCTCCTACAACACCCTTTACAAATCCCATAAAAGCTGATTTTGCCTCTTCCAAAGCACCTTTGAAGTCTCCTTTTAATGCCTTTGCCAATGCAGAAAACAGTTTCCCTATCATAGATCCAAGTCTAGCAACAACACGAATCGCCTTCTCTACCCCTTCCGCAAAAATTTTCCAAAAGTGTCTTGAGGTTCCCGTTCCTCCAAACAATTTATCTAAAAGCACTACTATGGCATCGATAACATCGAGTATTCCTTTCCCTATATCTTTAACAGCCTGCCATGTCAGTCCTAAATCATAATTGATGTCATAATCACTGAACATATAAATAACCAGAGATATAAGATCTGAAAACAGCTTGTTCACATCCGCCATTATCTGTTTGATAGATCTCCAAATATCTTCCAGTTCCTGGTCACTCCGAATATTATCAGCAATATCCGATAAATACCCGCGTATTTTTTCTAAATATCCCGCGGCTGATTTCCAACCGTTTAGAAGCTTCTCCCATAACGGCGTAAATGTTTTTGAAGATTTACGGCCATCCAGATAGGCATAGAAATCATCAATCAAAAGAATAGCAAAAAGAATGGCTGCGACAAATGGATTTGTTTTAATAGCTATTCCAATTACAGTCAAAATTTTTATGAACTTCTGGGCGCCTTCCGGCAGCATGTCAAAAATGCGTTTAAATTCCCGATATATGTCACGGCCAAACCGAATTACATTGATCGCCGCTGTCACCATCATAGCCAGGACCCTGGCTATTTTATTCCCCCAGGAAGGCATTTCCGAACCAAATCGCTCATTTAATTTTTTCAGATAACCATTGATCTTCGCCAATGGATCCGCCAGATATTTGATGAGATAATAAGAAACCCATTCTTTCAGAAGCCGGAATTTCAGCATAAAAGACTGCCATTCATACCCCATCTGGCGGACAGCTCTCATCTGATCATAAAATTCTTGGGGCGGTCCAAATTGCTGGAACTCTTCCCGGAGCCTCATGAACTGCTCCCGAAGTTCCGGTATCCAGGCTACATCCTGCAGGTTTTGGTGCATGACAGATAATGCCAGGGAAAGACTTTTGGCATTCTGCTGCGTCGTCCACATATTTTTGGCCATAATTTTGTAGGACATATCCTGATCAGCCGCATTCCGTATCATCTTTCCTACTGCTACTGTAACGGCTGTCAATCCGGATGCTACGGCTCCCAGACCTTTTACTACCGTCATGGCAGCCGCGTTGTTCTGCAGCAGAGAGTCCCGCATTTTTAATATGGAGCTGTCTGCTTTATTTATTGTGGAAAAAAATTCCGAAAACTGAGATTTATTGACTGCAGCACCCAACGCTACCAGGTATTCCTTTATGACATCGTTGTCCATCATTTCACCTCTCTTTCTTCAGCGGACTTCCTTGCCCGGCATTCATTAATGGCTTTTACATCCAGCATTTCGTGTATATCCATTAAATCATCTAAATCATAAGTCCCATCCCAGAGTTCATGCTGCCTCCATAATCCTTCCTGCACAGGGCGCCATAAATATTCATCAATATTTTCAGCATGTTTTACTTCGTAATCCGGGAAAGGGACGTCTTCAGGTTCGACAACCCTTTTCCGCCGAAAAAACTGGATACATTGAACATCAACACCTCCACTGTAAGACGAAGAACCGCTGAAATATCATATTCCATATCCGGGTCCACAAAAGATCCATCTGTTTTCAAAACTGGTTCCGGCATCTGGGCCCCGTTGGCTTCCGTAATCTTATTTACCGTTTTCAGACAGTCATTCAGAATACCGAAAAAAGTTTCTTTGGAAAGAGAACTCAGTGCTGACTGTACCGCTTCTGAGTTAATACTCTGTTCTTTACTGGCTCCTCCCATAAGTACCATGGCCAGCTGGGACCCAATATACAGTGCCGTTCTGGCAGACATCTTTTCAATTCTATATTTCTGTCCATCTAATTCAATGAATTTATACCGGTCTTTCATATAATTTCCTCCTGACAAATCAATAAAAAAGAGGCGGTAAAAACCGCCCCCAAAATCATACAGGGCTTGAAACAATATCCGCTGCCATGAGTACCCACGTCACGCGTGCGCCCTGGGCATGATACGGTTTATCTCCAATTTTCTGAGGAGAAACGCCTGTTGCGTATTCATGGCCTCCTGTAGAAGAGTTTCTCATCATAATGGCTGTTGTCGCCCATTCTGAAGTAGGAAGTTCCCACAATGCGTTATACCATGCAAGCAGCCATTTATGAACGGCACTTGTCTGCTGGCACTCAATAGTAATCGTTCCATTGTTCCCCGCCACTTTGGATACCATGACGGATCCGTCTGCGGCGACATCATGCGCTGTCCGTTCTGTTGCGTAGGTGACTGTAATCTGTCCCACGCCTTCCCCGGTAAATACATAATCACCGATAGTCGGATGTGACAGACTTCCAGTCATATCCAGAAAGCTGTAGGTTGTTGTTCTTGCCATATTTCATCACTCCTTTCTCAGCGGTTGACATCGACCTGAATCGTCACAAATTCCACAGCTCCCGCCAGTTTCACCGCCACGTAGATAGGAGGCGCTTTCCGTGCATCTCTGTCTGCCTGTGACTGGCTGGACAGACTTTCTGACAGTACCAGATAGCCTTTGGTTAATGTATCCCCGGTGGCAAGTCCTTTTCCATCATCATTTAAAATGGCTGATCCATTCCATGTGCCCGGGGCCACAAATCCAATTTTCACATATTTATCACAGGCCTGATTGATCACATTCATAATCTGCGTAATGCCGGCATCCGTCTGGGGAATTTTAGGATTTCCATAGAGAAGATCCATCACGTTCAGCTGAATGTCATTGGCCAGCATATCCAGATTGATGACTTCATCAAAACTGTCCATATTGGCCATGTATCCCTGCTCGAATACATTGTAGTATCCGCCCCTCTGAATATAGACATTTCCATTATTTCCCTTGACGTATTCCAACTGTGTTTCTGTCAGGCTGTCAGGAGTTACCCCGGTCAATGTCTTGTAAGCCAGAGTATAGGCAGAATTGGCCAGAGATGTATTATTTCCCATGGCATATCCCATTGTTGCCGCTGCCGCATCCGGTGTATCTCCCTGTCCGCAGTACTGTCCTATGCTCCGTTTATAGAGCTTCCCTTTCAATGCAATAAATATATCAGTGGATTCTCCTGTGACGGATAAAACATCGGCGGATGTTACTGTATAGAAATATACCGTCGTCGGTGATGCCGATTCCACATAAGCCGCGATGGCTTCTATATCCGAATTAACTGCACCGCAGACAGTGACGGCATACCATTCACTGTTTGCTTCCCGGCATGCCTGAACAGCAGCCACTGCGGTTTCTGAACTGCCTTTATCCCAGCACCCCACCGCCAGACGCCGGGGAGACAGGGGAGAGGCTGCAAAATACAGCAGGGCGGCTTTATATTCAGCGCTATCAGCCGTAAACCCATCGTTCAGCATATCATCCGTATCCGTATAAATACGGACGCGCTCAGCTGTCGGGATAACCGGAGATGTCGTTTCTCCCGATGCTTTCGTTGAGCTTCCAATAATCAGTCCAAGATTAAATGCCTTTCTGGTAGCTGATTTCAGGCTCAGACTGACAAGGACATCAACTACCGAATCAAGACTTAACGATTTAACTGTCACGTTCCATCACTCCTTTTTACATCAAAATCACTGCTGTCCTGCTTTGTTCCTCCCTGTGAGTTTTTAGCCACAGTAACCGGAACTTCCTTGATTGCCTTGACTGTTTCATCCCATTCCATCAGTGCATTAAAATACAGATCAAGATCAGCCCGATCCCACCACTGCCCGGAAAATAATTCCGGAAGGCGCTGCGGTGTATCAGTCCCGGGTATCAGGTATATACCCGCTGCCCGGACAGATGAATTCTTTGCCGTCTGATAATACCGGCGGACTGTTACCAGGTTGTCATAACAATGAGGGCCATACGCCACCAGATTCATCCGAATCACCCGTGTCTGCCCTTTATAAGCCTTCAGATCATCTCCATCGTCTTCCATGACCGTGTCAATCGGCATGGAGATATCCTGCCCCTGCTGATCAAATATTTTCAAGAACAACACATTTTCCGTAATTGTCCAGGAAGGCGCTCCTCCCGTTGGCCAGGATTTTCTGACCGGCGGGCTGCTGTTCCCATAATTTTTATCTGGATCATATCCTAGTGCTGTCATAAGATCGGCATAGAACAGGTTTTCTATATCCGCTAACGTCATACGCCCTCCATTCTGACTCCGATATTCTGGTAATATCCATAATCCGTCCATGGATTTGTCTGAATGATTTTATATTGATTTCCATGCCACAGAATCGTGTCGCTCAAACCGGGATTTTCACCGGAATGGGTAACATATAGTTCTTCCCGGCTGTAAAAAGCCATGGTTCCCATCACACGGTCTCCTTCCGGAAGAAACTGTAGTTCTTTGGCGGATAATACCGTAACAATGCCTCTGACTTTAAATACTTTAGGGTTGCCGGCCACAAAATCCCCCCTGACCCAGTTTCCAAAGGTACGGGTCACCTGATAGGTCTGCACCATATGAGGTGATTGAATGACACGACCCACATTGATTCTCATGATCAGTCCCTCACTGCATAGGTGATGGACTTTCTCATTTCACCTGTATCAATCAATGGCCGGTCACTGCCTTTTCTCTCGATGGTCTTTGGAGCATTCGGAGCCCATCCATTACGGGAGTCTGCAAACCAATCTCTGGCTTTATTCTGGGCGAAAAGTCCCGCTGCCTCATACTTATCCCTATAACCTGAATTGCCTGATAAAACTGCCTTATAGGCTGTTTTCAGCTTAGTAGATATGGATTCTTTATTGGCTTCCACAGCTGGTTCCAGGACCGGCCGCGGAGGAGACTGCCAAAGCGGTGATCCATGGGATTGGATATACAGCGCATATGCTTTGCTGTATTTTTTCCCTGCGTCAAGATCCGGCTGCATATCCGCTCTCATAGATGGAGCACGGACTCCATTTGAATGAATAAAAAGAAGTTCAGCATTGTTAATGTCTCCGGAGTGTTCCCGGGTTGATGTTTCTTCCGTTATGCCCACCAACACCCTGGTTTTCTGAATGATCTTCATCAGATCTTTGAATGTTTTTGTGTTGTCTCTGGATGATACAGATCCCGTCACCATATGTACATGCCTCCCTTCCCCACCATCCGGGCGATACTTGCAAACTGAATTCCGAACTGT